CTTACATCAAGACAAACTATGGATACTACAAGTACATTCTGAAACGTATCTCAAACAGAAGTAGTGGAACCCGCTTTGGAGTTCCGAGCCGAAACATACCGGTAAATCAAACAAATAAGGAATACGCCAGCTACAGTCAGCAACTTGAAATCCTTCGTAACTCGCCGAATGCGAGCCGAGGGACGAGCTGCCTCTAGATCGCGATGTTCGTACATAATATCGTCGCCGCAAGTGCATCGAGTCATCCTTGAGATGATGCGATTCATTGCAGCTCTATCCCTTTTCTCTTGTACCATTAGCGCCTTGAGCGCCTCGTAATCTTCACGCGAAACTGCATACATGAATTGTTTTTCAACTGAATAAGACATAGTACAAAACTCTGGGTCGAAGTAAGAGATCACTCCCTCTGGAGGATCACAGCAGCATACACTTCAGCGGCGACACTCCCAACAGAGAGCTCAAACGCGAAATCGCAATCAACACGTACAGCAAGGTAAGGGGGATAACCCACCAAGGGACAAGGCTTGATTTGGGCGCTATACCCATACTGACCCACAGCAAGATCTCGACGAATCGGTGCTGGCACACCGCCAGCACCAAGAGGATTAGAGACGTCGATCTCGAAAGAGGGTAGCTGAACATAATCCGCGTCGGCCGACGGAGCGGTGTCATTCGCACTAGACCAGACAGAACGCACTGTTGCGCTTCCACCAGCCAAAGCTCCACGAAAGAGCACAGTAATACTAGCTTCCAGAATAACGCATCTTGGAGAAGCAGCCATGAAAGCCGCAACCCTGGCACTGGAGGTGAACCCCGTACCAAAATTCCACGATGCAGTAGAACCAGTCTGGTAAGCCTTAGCGTTATCAGCGCAGCTGCCCAAAGAGACAACAACTCGTCTAACGTTCTGATTCCATCCAGTACCGAGAAACTTGACAGAAGCCAGAAACTGATTAGTGACATCAATATCAGCAGGGCGCGAACTCGAATCTCGCGTCGTGGAGCCACCAGTAGTGACATCCCTTGAGGTGGAAATTGAGGACATTCTTCTTCAGCAACAAATTTCTGCAACGACGTAAGAGGGGCCATACTGAAACCTCGCTCCTCTCGAGCCAAAGCTTTATTGGCGACACGCAAGAGCGCTTTGCGTCCCTTGAAAGACTTAGAACCCCAATACTCAATTTTCCCTCTCAACATTTCTGAAACACTCTGACCACCATCTCTGCGGGAGAAGAAGATAGCCGCTAATACTGGACTGAATTTGTGGCACCAATCCAGGAACTTGGATAAGACCAAAAGCGTCAAATCGTCCAACTCCGCCCCCCGATTGATCGCATCATAAGTGTATTGACACTCAGTCATGAATGCGCCCATAAAATTTGAACGATCTTGGCCATGAGCAATCTTGGCCCTCGTCTTCAGGTACAAGACTAAGGGATCACGACAAACGCCAAAACCAGTCAGCATCAGCCAACCGACAAAATCAGCGACCCGCGGAGTGGATAGCTTACTTATGGTCTTGATAACTTTACTCCAACGTTTGGTCCACAAGGCATGATCCTCAACCAAATGATCACACGCCATATCATCACCTCCGATAAACCAAAAGCCGAACCACAGAGCAGCTAAACCAAAGCGCAAAACCAACACACCCAGATCATAGAGAGAGTTGAACAAAAACGTTCCAGGTTCTCCATCGTCACGACATATACTCTTGACACCGCCTGCCGCCACCAACTGCGTCTTCAGTTTGATATATAGCGAGATGAGGTCATCAGGGCAATCAGCCCAACAAAACCACAAACAATCCATCTTCAAGCTATCACCTCCTTGAGTCGCTCCAAACTTCGAGAAATCATTTATAGTGCACTTCTCGTAAGCTGACGGCGGCAAACGGGGATCGGTCTGCCATTTGTCTCGAACTGTCTGATCAAATTTCTCCAGAGTGAAACCGTGATATATCTCCACATGGTCGTTTGTTTTGAATCGCTTAATCAAAGCGATGATGTAGCGACACCA